GACGGAACCTCAGCCATCCCAATGCAGCCAACCCAACTTGGCGATGGAGACATCATGGGAGACGGAATTGACGGCGCTCCAACGCCTGACAACATAGAGAACCCTGAAAACCAAGCCTCTCAGGGAATGGCTCAAGAAGCCGAAGCAGGTATAAGAAACAAACTTGTCACTGATGCCTATGGAACGAAACTTCCTCAAAGGAGATCAGTCGACAAGGAATAAAGATTCCTGATAAAAATCAGGATATAGCGAGACAAATGCGCAAAAATGTAATGCAATTATCTCGTAATAACCAATAACGTGCTACGCCGAAAGGCATTTGGACAACGACCTAAGAAAGATAAGTGAATACTTATGGACACTGATAATAAAGTAACAAATGCTGACCTTTTTTCTCCACAGATTGTGGACGCAATGGAGACAACAGCAACTGATGTTTTTCAGAATGAGGTGAACTCTGTGTATAGCGCAGACGACATTGCTAAGGCTCGTGAGCAAGAAAAAGCAAAGTTATATCCTCAAATGGAAAAGATGAAAGAAGAACTCGCATCTTTAAAGAAGGCTCGTGAAGAACAGGAATCTAAGGAAGCAGAACGTGATTCACGTATTGCTGAAGAGACTGCTCGTCAGGAAGCATTAAAGAGAGCACACGAGGAATCGGAACTCTCTGCTAAAGAACTCCTCGCAAAGAAGGAGCAAGAATTTCAGGCTCTACTAGAGAATGAACGTCTTGAAAGAGAACGTGCTTTTGCACTTCTTGACCAAGAGCGAAAGTTTCAAGAATTAACAACTTATCGCCAGAATCGTTTAGAACAAGAACGAGATAGCATCGTTCCTGAACTTATCGATTTGATCCAAGGCAATAATGAATCAGAAATTGAGCAAAGTATTACGATGCTCAAGGATAAGTCTGCAAGCATTTCATCTTCTGTTCAACAGGCGATGCAAACCGCAAAACAGCAAATGGCAGGAACCCGCATTACAGCGCCTGCCGCAGGACCCCTCGATAATGACTCGTCACAACAATCCTATACACCCGATTCTATTCGGGACATGTCAATGGCAGACTATGCGAAACAAAGAGCCAAGTTACTTGGCAATGCAGCCAGCAACCGTGGTCAGGGACTGTTCGATCGGTAATCCCTCACAACCAACCCACTAAGAAAGGACTTGACCTACATGGCAAGTGCAATTACAGGTACTGGGCAACTCGCAGGAGCCCCAACCGCTTATTCAGGTTCAAACTCATCTTTGAACCAAGCAATTCAAACAATCTGGTCGAAGGAAATTCTCTTCCAGGCAATGCCAATTCTTCGCTTCGAACAGTTTGCTGTTAAGAAGACAGAACTTGGAGTTGCTCCTGGTCTACGCGTTAACTTCCTCCGTTACAAGAACTTTGCTGTCGACCCATCACCTCTTACAGAAGGTGTGCGTATGACAACATCTGCACTCACAGCAGAGCAGATTGCAATCACAGTTGCAGAACACGGCTACGCAGTAGCAGTTTCTGAACTACTCCTAAACGCATCATTCGATGACGTTATGGCATCTGCTTCACGCCTTCTCGGTCGCCACATGGCGCAGTACCTTGACATCCAAGCACGTAACACACTTTCTGCAGCAACTTCTGCAGTATTTGGTTACGACCGCACAGGTGTACAGGGCGTCAACGACTGGTACAACGAAGGAACAGTAGCGACAGCAATTAGCGACCTTGATGGTGCGTTCAAGTTGTCAACAGGTGCTGTTAAGGATGCGGCTCTTACCCTTGCTGGTAAGAACATCCCTCGCTTAGGTGAGACTTACGTAATGTTCGTACACCCAAAGCAGTCACGTGACATTCGTTCAAACCCAGAGTTTATCGAAGTTACAAAGTACGCAGCACCAGGAAACTTCATGCTAGGTGAAATCGGTCGTTTGTACGACGTAGTATTCATCGAAACAACACAGGTTCGTTTGCTTGCTGCTTCAGGTTCATACACAACATCAACACTTGTTGGTGCTCCAGCAACTGCAGGAACAGTTCCTGTTAAGTCTAACACTGCTCCAGGTAGTGGTGGAAACCCAGAGTCTGCAGATTACACTGCAGAAGCAGGTTACCTAACATCCGCAACTGGTAACTCAGCAGATGTTTACGAATCAATCATGATTGGTGACAACGCATTTGGTCACGCAATCAGCCTTCCAGTTGAACTACGTGACGGTGGCGTTCTTGACTTCGGTCGTGAGCACGCTCTTGCATGGTACGCAATCTGGGGTCTCGGTGTAATCACCGACCAGGCTATCGTCAAGGTTTACACAAACTAAGACACCGATGTCGTCTGGGGGCTCTACTCCTTCCTGGGCCCCCAGGCACATCACAACACAAAACTAACTTAGGAGAATACACACCGTGGCAAATACACCAACAAGTCCGCTTGATGCAACAGGCAAAGCAGCGGAAACAGCAGCAAAGAAAAATGCTG